CATTTACAACTTCAGTGGTTGTTTTTTTCTCAACAGTAATTTCTAGTGTTTCATTTCCGTTTGGTAAGTCAACCCATTTAGAATTATCAACAACATTATTAATTTTATAGGTAATACTTTTATATTCACCTGTAATTGATTTAATTAATAATGCTTTACCACCTGTACCAAAGTCTGAATATGTAAAAGTTCTTGTTTCTATTAATTTTGTATTATCACCAAATATTGGTGAAAAAATTGTAGTTTCACTACTTCTAGTTGCTGGGTCAACGTTACCAGTCCATCCATATTCTTTAATATTTGGAACCAAAAAGTTTCCTCTTAATAAACTACCTTTTGGGTTAAAAGCAGAAAGATTTAATAAACTAGGTCCAATGATACTATTAGATGTCTGTACTGCACTGACTTCTTTTTCACCATCATCGGTTTTAATTTTGAATCTGTATTTACCTTTTGTTGGAATACCAACACTTGGATTATTTGAAAATATCAATTCGCCGAATTCATTGGTTGACACATAATCTAAATTCATTGGTACATCAACAACAAAAGCACCATTTTCGTCAATGACCTTTCCACCCTGTTCTAACTGATACTGTTCTAATATTGGGTCACCATCTGTATCCACATTTATTGTTTGTCTTACCGCTAAAATTCTACCAGGTCCCGCAACCATTCCACATAAGTCACCTTGTTCTGAACTTGGTTTACAATTATTTTTTAACATAACAGAATCATTTGATGTCATGATTGACCCCATGAATGTTGCCGTCGGTTCAATTGTTATGTTTGAATCTCTTAAATCAAAATCTACCCTTGTTATGCCAACATCACAAACATCTCCTGTTCCCCAAAAAGAAGAAACTGAAATACTTTTTCTTTGATTGACAATTTGTGGTAATGATGCTAAATCAGATGAACTTTTAAATTGGTTACCGTCAAACTGTTTCGGGTTACCAAGATTCATTCTAATTAAATCGGTTGGTCTTAATGAGAAACAACCCATATCAGACAAATCAACATCTAATATAACTTGTTGGTTTCCTAATGGAACTCCAACAATCATGTAATCCCCTGACTCGTTAGTTTTAACTGTGTACTTATAATATTTTTCATATATTTGTAATACTTCTGTTCTTGTTAAAACATCCTCTCTTGTTGGAAAAGTTCCTGTGGCAGCGTGTCCTTCATATGAAGGTGTATAGGGTAGTAAATTATATCTGAACCCATCTTCATTTTTGTCCGAAACATTTTTATATGGGTACAATGCCGATATTACGGGGTCATTTTGGTCAACTAAATCAATTGGTACAAAAACAGATACTTTGGCGTTTGGAACACCATACCCACCATTGGCAATCACACGACCAACCACAACTCCGTAATCAGAACAAAAACTTCTATATACATCAGACTGAGTAAGTTTCAAAGAAAGAATTTCCAAGAAATCGAAATCTTGGTCAACTTGTACTTTGATACTTTTGTCAGATTGTGTACTATTTCCTACTGATGTTCGTATCCTATAACTTTTAGGCATAATTGTTCTTTCTCATAAATAGTTAAAGTATTATTTTACAAAAATAGTCGAAGTAATTTTCTTGTGAAGATTACTGCTTAACACGAATACCAATATCTAAATTATCGTATCTAATTTGATAGAATTCTGTTGGTTGTGCATTTATAACATCATCAATCAATCTAATTTGTTTTGTTGTGGAATCTTGATATTTTTGTGCGGTCTGAGATGTTGAATATTTTCCTCCGACTCTGTTAAAAACCTTAACATCTGATATGTTGATAACACCTTCAGTATCTTGAACCAAACTTTTAATTTCAGAAATTAAAACATCTTCACCAAATTCTCTGTTTTGTGGTAACATATAATCACTAACTTTTGTTACAACATCCGATATGATTGAATTTTGATTTGTGTTTTTTGCAATTGTAATATAAATTTCAAATGCTAAATCAATAACTTTACCAGTATCAACACTTACATAATCATTTAACATTCTATAGTTAGACAAGAAAGATGCTATGTTATCTTTCAAAACTTTTGGAACATTTTGAGTCATTTTACCATTATCATCTTGGCTTAACACAATTACATTAATCTTGTTGTTATTTTCCAAAATACCAACCTTAGCTGGAACACCAAATTGACCCGGCATCTTTTGTATTAACGAGTAGTAGTCACCAAGAGTGACCGCTCTGTTTTGTGATGCAAAGTTAAATGTAACATAATTTCTAACTTCCTCTACAGATGGTGGATTTGCCCCACCAATAGCCGCAGTAACGTTTGTACATTGGATTGAATTTCTAACAGCGTTTGCAATTTCAATCGATGGTCCATTTACATCAAAATTTACATTACCAACAGTATTAATAATATTAACACCAACATTACTTTCAAGACCACCACCAACTCTATATTGTATAAACAAAGTTGTATTCGGTGTTGGAATAAATCCTAAACTCAAATTGTTTTGATAATCGTTTACTCTCAAAGTCACACCTGTTCGTGCAAAGCTAGCTAATTGGTCATCAGCTGTTGTATTACCACCACCGAAAGTCAACTTCATAAAGTTTTCAGGCGTAAACTCAGTTATAAATCTATTACCACTTTTGATGTATTTTCCAACTTTTATATTAGAGGTATCACTTGGTTTCGATGGGTCAGGAACAAAAATTGTATCTTCGGCTAATGCTTGTACTTCATACCATTTACCAACTGAACTTAAGAATTCTTGATACGATGGTATATTATTATATTCAATTCCGTCTTTTTGTATTATTGATGATATATTAACCACGTTTCTTTCAGGTAAAAATAAACTTAAAAATGGTGTCGCATCTGCTTGTGTTATAACTTTTTTAAATACCTTTGTGATACCGTTTACCACAACCTCTCTTTTTATAATATTATAACTTTGTATGTTGTTTGACGCATCCAAAATTGGTATTACTTTTTGATTTTTTTCTCCTGAGGAACTAAATGCTGACGCAAAATTAATGTCATTTGGATTTTCAAATGTTTGTCCCGCACCAACAAATTGTGACCCAGCTTTTAAAACACCCATGTAATCAGGGTTAGGTCTGTCACCTAAAGCGGGTACATTAATTGTTATATCACAAACCGCGATTGATGGTCTGTTTCCCGGTATTTTCAAACCGTAAGTTCTTGCTATGTTATATATTGAACTTCTTTGTTGTGCAAATTCAAGGACGGTTTCCTGTATACTTCTATCAATATGATAATGTAAGTTGTCTGTTACGGCAGCGTTTAAATCCATTAAAACAGAAAAAATTGATGCGTCATTGAAGTTGTCAATTAGGTCGGGATAATACTGTCTAGTATAATCAATAAGTTCTTGTCTTATAGCGGCAAAATCTCGGACGGTATAGGATATTCTTTTTTCAGCCATTTATGTTAAATATTTATAATTATGAAATCTTTTGATTGGAAAGCGTTATCACTGATTGTGTAATCAATTCTCATCTTAGCTGTGTATTCTGAAGTATTTCTACCTCCAACCCTATAAACACCATTTCCTAAGTTCTCAGAGTTTAAAGTACCAACTGACTCATATTCATCAAATGGTAAAATTATAATATCATTAATAATTAAATTAGGAATGTACTTACTTACATTATCTCTAATATCATCTTTAATTGATTCAAATGTTACACCATCTAATGGTTCAAAAATAAATTCATAGATTTTAGTACCGAAATCAGGTAAGTAATATCTACTACCTTTTCTAGTTAAAATCAAATGAATTAAATTACTTCTTATTTCTTGGTCAGGATTTTGAGACAAAGAAAGATAATCCCCCTTTAATGAATCATTAAAAGGAAAATTAATACCATAAGTTACACCATTAGCCATTGTTTATAAATATAGTTGTATTCCCTTTTTTGTGAGCAGGAAAAAAAGGACAATGTCTACAACCATTACCACAACAACTACCTCTCTTTAAATGAAACTCTTTTGTGAAAACATAAATTCCGTTTTCAATATAAAAATCAGAAGGGAGAAGTTTTTGACTTCCCCCTTCCGAATTATTAATTGTTTTATTTTGATTACTTAATTTCACACGCTCCACCAGCACATGCCAACTCACCACTCAAATCTGTGTTGTCTTGTAATTCAACAACTTTGGATAAGTCAATTGACTGTAATTTAGAGAATAATCTTTCGTATTCTTCTTCAGTACAATCTTCAAACGGTGCTTGAATGTAACTTCCACCATCATAAGGTAATACTGATAGACCATTGTAAAAGTCTCGGTTTTCCCACATCCACTCACCTGCCAATTCCCAATCTTCAGGTTTCAAACTGATTGTTGCCGATACGTTGTGACTATTTGAACCTGTTCTGTGACCTGGTCTAACCCACTCTTGTGTGATTTTTTTAACACGGTCTAACAATTGGAAGGGTGATTCGGTTCTCAAAATAGCCCCCTCAGGTGCTTTTTGTGGAACTGAAATAACCGCTGTATCATGCGGACGGAAGAATTCATCTTCAACCAACTCAGGGTGATACATTGCCAAGTATTGGTAGATTGCTTCATTCTTACCTACACGGACTCTACGGATGTAATAATCGTTGTGCCATGCATGGATACCTGAAGATGTTCCCAATGTCAGGGATGTTGTACCAGCGGGTTTCACAGTAGTTGTACGGGCCGACTTATTTATACCAATTAATCCTGCAACTCTTACGTTTTCTTCTTTAACCAATTTAGCTGCTTCTTTCATGTTGTAACCCAATACAACACCTGAACCGATACCCGTCATTGATACACCAATCAATGCATCTTTTTCAGTTGTACGTTTCCATATGTCTCTTAAGTAATGGAAATCAGTGTATCCAGCTTGAAGTGTTCCAATGAACGCAGCTGCTTTAACACGGTTGTTTAAATCTTCTTGTGATTCAATGTCAGAAACATTTACCTCACACAAGTTACAGAATTGATTTGGTCTCAAAGCGATTTCACAACATGGATTGGTTCCCCAATCTTTGTCGTTTGTAAAGTAGATACCAGGTTCACCTGCTCCTGATGCTTCAACACGTTTCCACAAATCTAAGAAAAATTCTTTTGTGATTTTGTGTCTAACCAAAGTCGCAGAATTGTTAGCTCTACCTCTTTGTGGGTTGGTTTCCCACCAAGAACCTGACTTACATGAAATCATTTCATGGTCATCAGCTGAGAACAATGAAATCAATGCCGCTCTACGAATACCACCTGCAAGAACTGCGTCTGCAATGTGACATACCATGTCGTGAACTTCAATTGGTGTCATCTTTTCACCATCTTCTTTAGCGTCCAACATTCCTTTCAATTTGTGAAGACAATCTTTCAAAGGTTGAGGACCAGGTGCTTTACCACCTGATGTTACAAGTTGAGCACCTTTTGGTCTAATATCTGAAAAATCAAATTCAGGTGTTGACAAATGTTCACCAAAGTAAGACTTCATTAATACTTTGATTGCATCTGCCCATCCTTCAATAGAATCACCAACCAAGAATCTTCTTGTTCTATTCGGGTTTGGTTTTCTAATTTCAGGTAGTTTTTCTACGTGATGTTTCTGTACTGAATAACCAACACCTGTTCCACCTAACAATAGGAACATACTTTCAGCAAATGCGTCCAAGTGGTCGATTGGTAAATAAGCACAGTTGTAGATTCTGTTTGGTGAAATTTCAATTGGTTTACCACCAAACTGCATTGAGCGCATTGATGGTAAAACTTTTTTATCATAAACATACTTGTAAACTTCCACAATCTCACCTGCTAATTGTGGGAACTTTTTGATGTGCATGTTCATGTTTCTTGTTACTAACTCTTCCCACGTTTCTCTCCTGTTTACATCAGGAAGGAATTTAGCGTATTTCATATACACCGTGAGGTCTGACAATATCTTTTGTGATGCGTCCATTTTTTATTTTTCTCCTTTAAATTTTTAATTAATTTGTTGTTTTCTTTTTGCCAATAATTCATTGACTCTGTTCCTATTTCGTTCTTCTTTTTGTTCTTCAAGACCCAAGAAAGTTACTGAACTTTCTGTATCAATTTCCATGAGTTCATTGTCAAATTTACAATTTTCAAACACGACACCATCTCGTCCAATTCTTGATTTGGTAATAGCTATTGTTGCGAGTTTCATTTCTTTTTGTTGTAAACTCTTTGCAACTGTTATGATAACGTGTCCTACTTGTGCCTTTTTAATTGAACCTCCCATTTGGTCAGTAGTTACAACATCTGATGATATTGAACTTCTATTTCCTTGAGTCGCAGTCCATCCTGCTACATCCAATTCGTGACACATTGCTTCAAATCCTCTCATCACGGAACCTTCACTTTTCCATTCATCCCCTAAGTTTTTGTCAGGAACAACACAGTCAATATAATCTAAACTAATCATATCGATTTTTGTTCCTTCAGCAATCATCTTTCTAATTTGATTTTTGATTTGATTCATTGTTAGAGTGTCAGATGCATATTTTTTCAAAATCAACTTGTTTGTTGTATTTTCTTTAATGTCTCTAACTTTTTCCATAACAACATCTTTGTGGAATGAAAGTTCATCAGGAGCAATTCCTGTCCAAAGTGTAAAGTGTTTTCTTTGGATAATTTTTGGGTTGTCTTCAAAGAATATTTGAAGAACGTTGTAACCTAAATTAAATGCGTGGTTACAAATTTTTGTTAGTACTGTTGTTTTACCAACACCTGTTGGTGCTAAGATTACACCCAATTCACCTTTTGCTAATCCACCTTTTAATAGATTGTCAATACCTGCGATTCCCATTGGGATTGGGTGTCTATAATCTTCATCTAACACTTGGTCCAAATTTGTGAAAACATCATGTTCACCTTCTTCGATTTCACCAACCTGAAGAGCTTTGTTTACCATCTCTTCTAATTGGTCATAACTTTCAAAATCACCTTTATCTATAATTTTTTGAGCTTTGGTCATAACCTTTTGAAGCTCTTGTTGTTTACAGAATTTAAGTGCTTTTTCAATTACAAATTGGTGTCCTTCAAAACTTACATCACGAATTTGAATTAGTGTGTCAAGAACTATTTTTCTTGCACTATCAGAACTAATTTCAGAACGAGTCAATTGGTCCAAAGTTTCAAACGTAGGAACACTCTCATATTTGATGTAATACTCTTTAATCATTTGTGTAATGATTTTAAAATATTGATTATCAAAGTATTTTGAATCCAACACATCAACAATCGCACGTGCGAAATCTTTGTTAAGAATAAGTTGATTAATAAGTTGAATTTGAAATGTGTTACCTAAATACCCGAAATTTTTCTCGCTTGACATACTTGTTTTTGTTTTGACTTGTGTTGATAAATACTATTAAGCAAGTTGATAATTCATATATTGTGTAGAAAAATTTTCACCTGAAAAAATGTCAGTTAACGACTTAAGAATGTTTTTTATCTCTGGTCGTATGTCTACGGTATATCTAGCCTTCGGTGGGTACACTTTGGCATCAAAACCCCTATGACAAATTGTCTGTTCACCCATCTTAATATATAGGTTAAACCATTCAGGTCCATCAGTTTTTGACGTGTTCATGACTGAAGAGTCGTTCATAATCAACTCAGCGTTTTCATTCATGTAGTCCAAACTTTTGTCTTTCAAATATCTTTCCATGTAGTCGGCAATGTCCTTCATGTAATCATGAAGTTCTAAACTGTACTTAGCAGTTTCATTGTAACCCTTAACATTGAAAAACCTTTGAACAACGATGTTGTCGTTGAGTTTAATTACAAACTCCATTTTCGTTAAATCTTGTGTTTCTTTCATAATTAATTGTTGTTATTGTATCGTTTTTTTTCTTTTCTTGTTAATTTCATAATTGGTTGAAGGAATTCTACCCAAGCGTCGTCTTGTTTTGGCAAGTACTTGAAGAATCCATCTTCAATCATCATTTTCATTAGATTTTTATAACCTCTACCTTCGGGGTCCATATCTTCTGAATAATAAAGTTCTACTTCTTTTTTGGCTTCTTCGGTCATTAAAGGGTTTGACAGACTAACGATTTTTTCACGAATATCGTAGTATTCCTTTCCGTAGGTACCTGACTTTGTGGTACCCGATAATAAGTTCTTAAGTGGTTTGATTGTATCATCTATGTCTAAAAGTTCTTGTGCTCTTGTACAAATATAGTCAATATTAAGTTCTTGTTCAACAACCTCAGGAAAATATTTAACTAATTTCTTTTCACCGAAACTATAAATTCCTTCTATATTATCGGATTTATCACCTAATAAAATTTTAACTAATTTGACATTTGCAATCGGAACTTCTATTGTCCCTAATTTAACCTTGTGTTTGTCTGTAACCCATTCTTTTACAATGGGTGAGTACATGTGTACTTTTGATGTGATAAGTTGTGTAAGGTCCTTATCTGAAGAAAGAATTGTTATTTTTTCTTCTTGACTTATTTGTGTGTAATAAGCAATTAAGTCGTCACACTCGTGGTTGTCAATACCAATTTGTCTGATGAACATTTCTTCAAGATATTGTTTCAATCTTTCTTTTTGTCCATAATAAGATTCTTTTTTTTCTTCGTTCATTGTTAAACGACGGTTTTCCTTATATTCAGAAAACAGTAACTTTCTTTGGGACGAGTTATTATTCCCGTCCCAAAAAACTATTACCTTGTCGTAGTTGTATTCCGATAGGAATCTACGAAGAACATTAACAAAGTGGAAAATACCCCCAATATGTTTTCCTTCGTGGTAGAAATCTCTAACCCCGTGAAATCCGATTTTGAATAAGTTGTCTCCGTCAACTATTAAAGTTTTTACCACTTGTTTATTATTTATTCTTGTTCCTTTTCCTCTTTCAATTCGAAATCCAATGATGTTACACCAAGAATATCTTTCCAATAATCGGCATATTCTTTTTTGTAATTCTCTATAGATACCTTTTCTTCTGCGGCTTCTTTACCCGCCAAGAATCCGTGTGGGGTTACAATGATTTTTCCATCCTCATATCCCAATCCATTGATGTGGTTTTTCATTACGGATACTTTTGTTCTGATTGCAAATTTAACACTTCTTTTGTCTTTTGTTGCGGTAATCTTGTTTGTTCCCGCACCTTTTTGATTACCAAATAAGAAAACCAAAGATGAGTTCAACCAAATTGCTTCACCACCTTTTGCCTTAATCTTTGGTTGACCAAATGGATTATCAGGTAATTCAACCCAAGGCTGATTAACAATAACCAAAGTGTTTTCGTATTTTGAATCCGATTTACGTGAACCTGAAATACGTTGGTTGATACCCATACCAATCTTGTCAGCAAGTACCGATGCGTTGTGTTGTTTACCACCTTTACCATCGTAAGTCATCTTACATGGTACTGAACCAACAGAATCCCACAAGAATAATAAACTGTAATCCAATTCACCTTTTTCTTGTGCGTCTAGCAAACTATTGATGTAATCTGTAATTTGTTCAATGTAATCAAAATCATTATTGAAGATGTAAAATCCATCCCAATCTGATTCGCCAGTTTCTTCGTCAACAACTTCCTCACATTCAAAACCCATAATCTTTGCGTGTTCAAAAGACCACTTTTGTTCTGTAATAATGAATACAGGTAGAATACCTTTCTTTTGTGCATCAACAGCGGCTTTAACCAAAGCGGTTGTTTTTCCTGTGTCTGAGTGACCCAAGAACATGTTTAGGTGCCCAATTGCGGGACCTGGAAGTCCTACAGCGTCCAAAAAGTCAGAACCCAAATCAAAAAATCTTTGAGGTTTATATTTTGCTGAAGTAGAGAATTTTTTCTTTACTGAACTGAAATCATTTTTTTTAATAGCCATATATGATATAAATTAATCATGTATGGTAGCATAGAAGATACCATACATGATGTGTTTTAGTTTATTAGAATGGTAATTCCTCGTCAGGTGACATACCTGCTTGTGGGTCCACAGGTGTACCACCGAATACTTCAGTAGCGTCGTCACCGTAAACATATTTTTTAGCTT